ATAAAAAAGCTGGTGGTGGGTATAAGGGTAAGAAGACAAAAGCGCAGAAATCTCTTTCCAAATGGACTAGGGAGGATTGGGGGACTAAATCTGGCAAGCCTTCTACTCAGGGTAGCAAGGCTACTGGGGAGCGTTATCTACCCAAAAAAGCCAGAGAAAGGTTATCCGCATCCGAGTATGCTGCTACTACCAGAGCTAAACGTGAAGGTACGAAAAAGGGTAAGCAGTTTGTGAAACAGCCAAAAAAGATAGCTAAAAAGACCGCGAAATATAGATAATGACTACTTCAGGAACAACTACGTTTAACCTTGATCTGAATGACCTCATGGAAGAGGCGTTTGAGCGTTGCGGTCGTGAGTTGCGTACTGGCTATGATTTTAAGACCGCCCGACGTAGTTTGAACCTGTTGACTATAGAGTGGGCAAATAGGGGTATTAACCTTTGGACGATTGAACAGGGCAGTATCCCTATGGTGCAGGGCACCATTACCTATGATTTGCCGGTAGATACTATAGATCTAGCCGAACAGGTTATCCGTACCGGTACTGGTCAGAATCAGGTAGACATCAATATCAGCCGTATCAGCGTGGATACCTATTCAACGATACCAAACAAGAACGCGCAAGGTAGACCTATACAGGTCTGGATAAACCGTCAGTCAGGTGCTGTTGATCCCGTTAGCGGTGTAGTCTACCCTCAGATTAATGTGTGGCCTTCACCAGACCAAAGCAGTTATTATACGTTTGTGTACTGGCGGCTTCGTCGTATACAAGACGCTGGTGGGGGTGTTGCTACGCAAGATATACCTTTCCGCTTCCTGCCGTGTATGGTGGCTGGGTTAGCTTATTATCTATCAATGAAACTGCCAGATGCGCTTGAACGTATGCCTATGCTGAAACAACAGTATGATGAGGCTTGGATGCAGGCAGCGGATGAGGATAGGGAAAAGGCTCCGTTGCGCATAGCGCCGAGACAGATGTTTTTCTAAGGTAATGTATGCCAAATAGATTTGCATCTGGCAAAATAGCGATTGCGGAATGTGACCGCTGTGGGTTTAGGTATAAACTTAAACAGCTAAGAAGTTTGGTTGTAAAGACCAAGAATGTGAATATTATGGTTTGTCCTACATGTTGGGAGCCAGATCAACCACAGTTACAGCTTGGTATGTATCCGGTGGATGACCCGCAAGCCTTGCGTAATCCAAGACCTGATACGAGCTACGTACAGAGTGGTTTAAACGATGACGGGAACCCGTCAGGTGGTAGTAGGATTATCCAATGGGGATGGGCACCAGTTGGAGGTAGTAGAGCTAATGACGATGGTTTAACGCCCAATAATTTGGTGCTAACTATTACGTTGGGTACCGTAACTGTTGTTACGACATGAGGATATAGAAATGATTAATACAAGAAAAGTCGGGGGCGGTAATGGCAAAATCTAAATATAGTATGAAAATGGGTGGTAATGAAGTGGGTCACGCGGCTGTTTATGCCCAGCCAAGAGAAGGATATGGGAACAACGGGTACCCTAATAACATCCCGAACACTCAGACACAACGTACTCGCGGGACAAAAAATACTACTCGTGGCCACAGCCACAGTAAGAAGATGGGTTAATGAACTACACCAGTCTTTTCAGCGATATACAAGCGTATGTGGAGAATGAATTTCCGCAGACGGTTGGTTCTGTTACCCAAACAGAACAGATTAACACGTTTATAAAACAAGCTGAACAGCGCATATACAACAGTGTGCAGTTTCCTTCACTACGTAAAAATGTCACTGGAGCAACTTCGGCAAGTAATAAGTATTTGTCTTCCCCTAATGATTTTTTGGCTGTGTATTCAATCGCAGTTATTGACGGCGGTTCATATGAATACCTTCTAAATAAAGACGTAAATTTCATCCGTTCCGCGTATCCAGACCCGACAGATATAGGAATCCCAAAATATTATGCTTTGTTTGGGCCTACTACGACAGACGCAGTACCTGCTGTAATAACCAATGAACTGTCTTTTATTTTAGGGCCGACTCCAGATGGCGCTTATACTGTGGAATTGCATTATTACTATTACCCCGAGTCTATCGTTACTGCCAGTACAACATGGCTTGGCGATAACTTTGATTCTGTCCTGCTCTATGGGAGTTTGATGGAAGCAGTCACATTTATGAAGTCAGACCCAGATACTATAGCTAACTACCAGAAACGGTATGATGACGCGCTTATGATGGCTAAACGTCTCGGAGATGGTATGGAACGCACAGATGCTTATAGGTCTGGTCAAGCACGTTACCCGGTGGGCTAGTATGGCGTTTACAGGAAATTACACTTGCGACATATTTAAGGTCGGCCTTATGTCTGGCGATTTTGATTTCGCTTCTGGCACGGCTGATCAGTACAAATTGGCGCTGTATACCAACACCGCTACGCTGGATAGCGCGACTACGGCGTACACTACCACCGGGGAAGTAGTTGCTTCTGGGTATACGGCTGGCGGGTCTTTGATAACCCCCACACTGAATTCGACTTACGGAACCACCTATCTTGATTTTGACGATGTTTCTTGGTCTGCAATTATAACGGCTAGGGGGGCGTTAATATATAAGGTTGGGGGAAGCAATACCGCTATGTTTGTGCTTGATTTTGGGTCGGATAAAACTTCCACTGCCACATTCCAAGTGACGTTTCCGGTGGCCAATTCCACTACAGCTTTAGTAAGACTTTATTGAGGATATATACATGAATAACGAAAAAATTTCTGCTGGCGGTGTTTTTACAGCCACTTGCTACGACAAAGACGGTAACTTTAAATGGGAAACCAAGGCGCATAACCTTGTTGTAAATGTAGGTTTGCAAGACATGAATACCAAGTATTTTTCAGGGTCTTCATATACGGCGGCTTGGTATATAGGTATTTATGGCGCTGCGGCATCAAACAACCCTGCTGCAAGTGATACTGCTTCTTCCCATGCAGGTTGGACTGAAGTTACTGATTATAGTGAAGGGACAAGACCCTCCGTTACATTTGGTACGGCTACTACCGCAGACCCGTCAGTTATAAGTAATAGCGCGTCTCCGGCTGAGTTCACTATGTCTGGCACTACTACGGTTGGCGGTGCATTTTTGATAAGTGATAGCACGAAGGGTGGTACTTCTGGGACATTGTTCTCTGCGTCGGATTTTCAGGCTCCGGGCGATAGGTCAGTTATAAGTGGAGATGTTATAAAAGTAACTTACCAGTTTAGTCTTGATGCCGCTTAATATTTTTGGGTGATGGAAAATGGCGGATACAATCCAGCCTTTATTCGGGATAAGTGGATTCTCATTTACGTCATTTTCAGGACAAGAGGACTCAGTAACAGCGTATGATAATTCCGTAACCGAGTTAGCCACCGATGCAGATGAAGTAAGTAGTTTAGCTACGTTTGGTAGTTCCGTAGGGCTGAAAGTTTTAATAGCTATACGTGAAGGTAATACATAAATGGATTTATATATAGAGTTTAGACACACTCGACCAGAACATAGCAATTCTGTGATTGGTGAGGTTGTAAACATATATGAAACTTCAGAAATAGTCGAGCCACCATCAGGATATTTGTCGTGGGTCAAAGTGACAGGACTACCTGAAAATCAATCTAAGAGTAAGTTATATGAACTTCTTGCGGATAGAGTGCAACCTGATGATAAACTGCCGGGGTATGATCCAGAGAGAAATGCCATTTTTAATTTTGCTTCATTGCCTGATCCATTTGCTGCTGACTTTGCGGCTAATCGTAGCGTAGACATACCACTAGATGTAGCAGTTTCTTTATTATACAACCGAAAGACCGGTAGGTTGATGGTTACAGGAGACTTCGACTAATGGCTCTTGTCACACGTTATATAAATACTGCTTCTTCTGCGGGCGGTGATGGTACGACTAATGGTACAACAGGAGCAAATCGTGCTTATGTGTCGATGGCAGAGTGGGAGGCAGCAGAAAATACTGACCTTGTAACTGCTACCGATACCCACATTGTTTATTGCAGCGGTACGGCAGCAGATACAAGTAATTGCGACAATAGTGGATGGACAACAGACGCAACGTATTTTGTAACGATTTCAGGAAACCCATCTTCTGGAACGGGTTATAATGATACCGGAATATACTCAACGTCCTTCTATAGACTTGACCCAGCATCAGGTCATACTTTTACCTGTAGAAGCGCTGCTGATTCGTGGGTTGTTGAAAAATTACAGTTACGACAAACTGATGGGAATAGACGAGTCTTTGAAGCTCAAAATGGCACGGACGATTGGACTATCCGTAAGTGCATTATCAGGGGCGAGGGCGAGAAAACAATAAAATCCCGCCTTGATTGGATAATTCAAAATAATGTTATTGATGGTCGTGGTGTAGGAAAGATTGGCATATCCTGTGAGGGCGGTGCAAATCTGATTTACAATAATGTCATAACGGGCTTTACGGATACAGGAATAAACGCCAACGGTAATGCTATCACTAGTAAAAATAACGCGGTCTTTAATAATGCAGATGATTTCCGCAACATAGGAAGTGCCACCGTAGACTATAACGCGAGTGATGACCTCGATGGGACCAACGCAGTTAATATAAGCCCGTGGGCTGATGCTTTTACTGATTATACTACATATGATTATAGCCCTAAAGACGCTTCATCAGTTTTAGTTGGTGCTGGGATAGGTAGCGCAACAGATTCAAACGTACCAACAGAAGATTTAACTGGCACCATTAGAAGTACATCCGCACCTAGTATCGGTGCTATCGAGTTTGTCGCTACAGTTTTCCTTGCCACAATTACCGAGTCAGTTGTTGGTCTGGATTCTGTAAGTAGTTTAGCTACGCTTGGAAGTTCAGTAGCTGAGTCGGCTACCGGTACGGACGAAGTAAGCAGTTTAACTACGTTTGGAAGTTCAGTAGCTGAGTCGGCTACCGGTACGGACGAAGTAAGCAGTTTAGCTACGTTTGGTAGTTCCGTGGCGGAGTTAGCGACTGGCGCTGATTCTGTAAGTAGTTTAGCTACGCTTGGAAGTTCAGTAGCTGAGTCGGCTATCGGTGCAGATGAAGTAAGTAGTTTAGCTACTATTTCACTCTCAGTAGCTGAGTCGGCTACCGGTACGGACGAAGTAAGTAGTTTAGCTACTATTTCACTCTCAGTAGCTGAGTCGGCTACCGGTACGGACGAAGTAAGTAGTTTGTTTACGGTTAATAGCTCAGTAGCTGAGTTAGCTATAGGAACGGACCAAATAAGTAGTTTAGCTACGATTGCACTTTCAGTAGTAGAGTCGGCTATCGGGGCGGATTTAATTAATAGTACGGGTGTTTTTGGTAGTTCTGTTATTGAGACCAGCATTGGTTCTGACTTAATAACGTGTAACTTATTGTGGGAGGTTATAGATACGTTTGAAACTGCTGACTGGAATAACATAAACGCTTCACAAAGCGTTACATGGGGGGCGGTGAATACAGAAAGTGCAACGGATTGGGGGAATATAAACGCGTCGCAGACGGTAACATGGAGCGATGTCTCCACGGATGTTGACCCTAACTGGTCAAATATTAACACTAAAGAGTAGGCGGATATATGGCACTAGTAGTAAAAGATAGGATTAAAGAAACAACTTGCTTTACGAAATCTGGAAGTGGAACTAAACTATGGTGAAGAAGATTCAGAAAGGCTAGGAAATTATACTTTAAAAGAAGAGAATATTATGGTGTTTAAGAAAGAACTTGAAGAGTTAGTAAATAATGTAATTGAACTGACAGAATATACACTATCGTTAGAAGATTTGGAAGATACTGATTTGTCTGTTTCAGATTTTTCTAATTTAGCATTCATAATAACACATGGGGTCAACAATCGTGGGCCTAATAATTAACTTGACTAATTGGAGTTTTTGACATGAGTGATCCAGCAACGGGGATAGCGGCAGGCTTTACAGGCGGTAAAATTTTATCTGCTATTGCCGGATTGTTTGGTGGTTTGTCCATATCATTTTTTTGGCAACCAAGAAGTCTTCACCAACATGGTAAGTTGGCAGCGGGGGCTATAGTTGGTGGAATTGCTGTTGCAGCTAGTTTCGCTTTGGGGGGCGTCGTAGCTTCTTATTTAGGAGTGGATATAAATGAAGCGGATACTGCTTTGGGTATTGGTTATTGTGTGGGTGTTTCTAGTGTCGGTGTTATATCATTCCTTGCTAATTTCTTCGCCAATAGAGAAGGGAAAGACATACTTGAAGTTGCCTCAGAAATAAAAAATACAACAAGACCTAAAAAAGTAACACGATCTAAAGTAACACATAAGAAAAAGAGGACTAAAAAATGAAGTTATTCTTTGTTTTTATAACTTTGATGGATTTATGTGCTGCTGGAATTATATTCGCAGGCGCTTTGTCGGAAAGAATGAGGTTGTACCCTACGTGGCATAAAGTAGGTTTAATTGTTGCAGTAATAGGTTTGACCGCCCAAGCCATGAGAAATATACAGTTTTTATACACCGGGGTTTCCCCCTCAGATGCAGATATGCCTCTATGGGCGCTTAAAGACGCTGGTATTTCTATTATAGCGTTTTGTTATTTTTACTTGGCGGCGCACACATATTTAAAAGATAGAGTTCAGCAACTTTTAAAACCGTCAGAAAAGAAACGAATAGCTAAAAAACAGCCCCAAAAGAAGAAAAGAACTAAAAAACAAACTACAGGTAAATAGCGATGGCATCCACATATTCAAGTAATCTAAAAATAGAGTTGATGGGTACTGGTGATCAAACCGGTACTTGGGGTACTACGACTAATAACAATTTCCAGTACGCATTAGAAGACGCAATTGTTGGGTATACAAACGTATCTTTTGCTTCTGACGCAAATAAAACCCTTACTTTAACAGATAGTAACTCTGCTCAGGACGCTAGAAATTATTTTCTGTATGTAACATCCGGGGTTTCTCTCACCGCCACTAGAGAATTAGTTGTACCGACAATCGAAAAACCTTATGTAATTCATAATGCTACATCGGGAAGTCAAAGCATAACAGTAAAAACCACTGCTGGTACGGGGGTAACTGTCCCTAATGGGAAGAAAGCTCTTCTTTATGCCGATGGCACTAATGTAGTAGAGCAAGTTAATTATGTAGGTGACCTCACTATCGGGTCCGTTACTTTATCGACAGCGTTGCCAGTGGCTTCGGGCGGCACTGGGGCTACGGATGCTGGAACGGCACGTACTAATCTTGGTTTGGCTATCGGAACTAACGTACAGGCATACGATGCCGGGTTGCAGTCTATAGCGGGGCTTACTACTTCCGCTGACAAGATGATTTACACAACTGGTTCGGATGCTTACGCTGTCACAGCATTGACTTCCTATGCCCGTACTTTGCTTGATGATGCTGATGCTATTGCTGCAAGAACTACGCTGGGGTTGGGTACTTCCGCTACAGTTAATACGGGGACTTCTGGGGCTACTATACCGTTGCTAAACGGCGCGAACACTTACTCTGGAGCCAGTACATTCTCTACTTCTGTTCAAATAACCAGCCTTGGGGTAGGGACTGCTGCTAGTGGTACTACTGGTGAGATTCGAGCTACAAATAATATTACCGCGTACTACTCCTCTGACAGTAGGTTGAAAGAAAATGTTGTTAGGATTTCTGACCCTATGGGTAAACTTTCTGCTATTAATGGATATATGTTCGATTGGACAGATGAGTATGTATCTAAACATGGTGGAGAAGATGGCTATTTTGTTCGTAAACATGATACTGGAGTTATAGCGCAGGAGATTGAGAAGGTTATGCCTGAGTGCGTAGCTACTCGGGATGATGGATATATGGCTGTCAAATACGACCGACTTGTTCCTTTGTTGATAGAGGCCGTGAAGGATTTGCAGCGGCAGATTGATGAGTTAAGGAACCCGTAATGGCGTTGAACGGCTCTGGCCCCATATCACTTGGAGGTTCTACCTCGGGGCAGTCTATTAACCTTGAGTTAGGGCAAAGTGCTACGGCTCAGATTAGCCTTAATGATACTGCGGTGCGAGATTTAGCCGAAGTTTCCTCCGGGGCTATTGTTGTTCCCACGGATTTTTATGGTAAATCTTCTGTAACAGTTTCGCTTAACCCCTTTACTTGGGATGGCAGTACAGAAGGCAGTACAGGAGCAGTATACGATGTAGACATTACTTACGCTGGTAATGTTACTGCTGGGGTCCGTTTTGGGTCTGACGGGAACGTATACGCTATATGGCGAGAGGGAGGAACCACTTTTTATACGCAAATGCGCTCTGCGACAGACTGGGTGAGGCCAACTTCAGAGGCTTCTGGATATTATGTCAAAGGCACTGTTAGTAGTGGTACTCTTTCATCTTCTCCCGGAGCAGGGTACGTTCTTCTTACATCAAACAGAGATTATTATGTAGTTAGAACTATTATAGGAGTTAAGTCATGTTCTGGCACATTTTACATATCAGATGATGGTACTGACGGTGGCATTGTGGATAGTATAGGTTTTTCCTTTATTGCGGAGAAAGAAAAATAACCATGTTAATTGGTATTCAAGAATACAGCAGGACTCCTCTTGTAAGGGGGTATAGGGGTAAAGATAAAAAATTACTTGCCCAAGTATCTCCAAAAACCGGAGCGCATACCGTTCGTACACTTGTTGGGAAGACGTTTGATGATAATGCAGGCGACTTGGATTGCTGTCCTTTAAAAATTAGCAGGAAGGACCAAGATGGGTTAGTACGAGATGAGTTTACAGCAGATAGGTCAGAGTTTACTACCCGCCTAGCTGTAACCAGACACCCTGTCAATAGATTTATAAGTGGGTATAAGCATAAAATTACAGGTTTAGATCAATGGAAACTTAATGATCCTGTGCCTTCTTTTAGCGATTTTATCTCTAATTTTGACTCTATATCTGCTGATTATTCAGCTATAGAGGATAATTCTATATTTTTTCATTTTGCTAAACAGGTTGATTTTTTAGGTAGCGATCTTAGTCAGTACACCCATACCTATGATATTGATACGCAGTCGGAAGAAATACATAGTTTGTTTGATACTGTTTATGAGAGGGTATTTCCAAGATTACAACTAAACTCAACACAGGAGCTTGATATAACTATTACTCCTACACCTCTTGAAATATCTTGGATAGAAACGAAATACGCCGATGACTACATTTTATTAGGGTTGTGATGGTTATGGTACTTGATGCACTACTAAATATAGGTGGTAAGTTAGTTGATAAACTGATTCCTGACCCACAGGCTAAAGCAGCAGCGCAGCTTGAACTTGCAAAACTTGCCCAGTCTGGCGAGTTAGCAAAAATGGCTAATGAAACGGAGCTATTTAAGGAAGAACAACAAAACTTAACTGACCGGCATCAAGCTGATATGGCATCGGACAGTTGGCTGAGTAAAAATATCAGGCCAGCAACGCTTATATTTATCTTGGTGACGTATGCAATATTTGGGTTAATGTCAGCGTGGGATATAGAGGTCAATGCACCATACGTCGAACTGTTAGGCCAATGGGGTATGTTGATTATGTCCTTTTATTTTGGTGGTAGGACATTAGAGAAAATAATTGATATGAGGGCAAAAAAACAATGACGGAAATAAATAGAATTTCTGAAGATATGAGTCGTTGAAAGATAATGTATAAGCTATCCCAGAGGTCTATAGACAGATTAAACGGTGTTGATGAGAGATTGGAAATTCTTGTCCACAAAGCCATTGCTATTACCTCTGTTGATTTTGGTGTAATAGAAGGTTTAAGAACCTATGATCAACAGGAAGCTCTTTTTTTAAAAGGTGCTAGTCAAACCATGAAAAGTAAACATTTATCTGGCGAGGCTGTTGACTTGATGGCTTATTTTGACGGAAGACCATGCTGGGAACTGACTGTATATGATGATATTGCAGATGCAATCAAAAAAGCATCGATAGAAATTGATGTCCCTATACGCTGGGGGTGTGCATGGCACATACCTGATATTCGTAAATGGGGAGGAAGTATGGAAGAAGCTATGAATAATTACGTCGATCTTCGCAGGAGAGAGGGGGGGAGACCTTTCTTAGACGGCCCACATTTTGAAATCGGACTATGAAAGGGTTGGTAGCATAATGGCACTTATAAAAATTCAATTTCGTCCGGGTGTAAACCGAGATCAAACCAACTACACTGGTGAAGGAGGTTGGTGGGAAACGGAGAAAGTTAGGTTTTTTAGTGGTTTCCCTCAAAAGATTGGTGGATGGGCGTCTTATACTACTACGCAGATTCTTGGTATATGTAGGCAGATGCTAGGGTGGATCACTACATTCAGTGATGACTTTTGCGCCCTTGGAACTAATAAGAAAGTCTATATAGAAGCCGGAGGCGCTCTATACGATATAACTCCGTTACGTGATACTACGGCTGCTGGCGATGTGACATTTAGTGCTTCGAATGGGTCTTCTATTTTGACGGTCGCTGACACTCTTCATGGTGCATCGGCAGGGGATTATGTTACTTATTCAGGGGCGGTTACTTTAGGGGGGAACATAACCGCTGACGTTTTAAACCAGAATTATGAAATAGCTACCATAGTTGACGTAGATTCTTACACAATTACAGCAAAGGACACCGATGGGGCTACGGTAACTGCTAATGCAAGTGATACGGGTAATGGTGGCGCTGCTGTAGTTGGCGCGTATGAGATAAGTCCCGGTAACGCCATAGGTGAGTTTGGGTATGGTTGGGGTACTGGGGCGTGGGGTAGAAGCGGTTGGGGATCAGGTTCGGGGGGTGCATCTGGGGTGTTCTTACCTCAACGAGATTGGTGGTTTAGTAACTTCGATAACGATCTTGCGATGAATATTCGCAATGGTGCGCCTTATTACTGGGAACGGGGGGCTACTTCTAACCCAACCACCGCGCTGGGCACGAGAGCAATTACCTTGCAAGCCTACGCTACTGCCACTAGTTACGATCCTAACGATGTCCCTGCACAGGTGGGGCAGATTCTATTATCTCAGAATGACAAGCATTTATTAGCTTTTGGTGCGGTTCCTTACGGCTCTACCTCCACAGCAGATTTTGACCCGTTGTTAATACGTTGGGCAGACCAAGATAATCCGGGTCAGTGGGAACCTTTAGCTACAAATTCTGCGGGTTTTATCCGTATTTCTAGAGGGTCTAGGATTATACGTGCTATGGCTACCCGCCAAGAAATACTAGTTTGGACGGATTCTAACCTATACACATTGCAGTTTTTAGGAACCACAGATGTATTTGCATTACAGGAATATGCCGACAATATATCTATCGTATCCCCTCGTGGGGTAGTTACAGCCAACAACATTACGTACTGGATGGGTATAGATAAGTTTTATGTATACACAGGTCGTGTGAATACACTACCTTGTACAGTAAGGAAATATGTATTTAATAGTTTTAATGCCACACAAGCCGAACAAGTTATTTCCGGCACGAACGAAGCCTTTAATGAAGTATGGTGGTTTTATCCTAGTGCTAATAGTGATGTTGTGGATAAGTATGTTGTATATAACTATGGTGAAGATATATGGTATTTTGGCTCACTTTCCAGAACCGCTTGGTTAGATTCCCCTCTCCGTCCATATCCACAAGCAATAGAATCTGATTACGATACCCAAATAGGCACAATGTATGACCAAGAATACGGTAATGATGCAGATGGTAGCGCTATAGAGTCTTATATCCAATCCAATGACTTTGATATTGCGGATGGGGAGAAGTTCATACTTACAAAAAGAATCTTAACAGACGTATCGTTTGAGTCTTCTACGGTAGAAAACCCAGAGGTTACTTTGACTATGAAGACTCGTAACTTCCCCGGATCAGCATTTAATTCCTCTACAGACGACACAGCGAATGTAATAGAGACCAGCGTAGATTCTTTCACCGACCAAGTGTTTATACGCGCTCGTGCTCGCCAGATGGCACTCAAGATAAGCTCTGAAAATGTAGGTGTAGCATGGTCTTTAGGTACTATGCGTATTGATGGCAGAGAAGACGGACAGAGGTAGCTGATATGGCGATGGAAAAATTCAAATCCACTCCGTTGCCCATGCCTCCGCAGGGGTATGATCCTGTGTATATGCGGCAATTAATTCAGGTGATTGAACTGTATTTTAGTAGGTTGGATTCGCAAACCCCGTTACAAGCTGAGTATTTTAAGGGTAGGGGCGACCAGCTTGTTTTGCCGCATATATCCGTGTCAGATAGTACAGATCAGTACGCCACAGGAAATAACACCCCAACTGCCATCAAGTGGAATACATTGGAGTCTGCGGATGGATTTACCTTAAACCCACCGGGTTCGGCTACAGCTACTTATGCGGGTTTTTACAAAATTGATTATAGTCTACAATTTATAAACACGGCTAACGTTGCATATTATGCGACTGTATGGCTACAAGTAAACGGCGTAGATGTTGCTAGGTCTGTCACCCAATTTTTTATACCTGCTAGAAAGTCTTTAACCGACTATGCTTATGTTGTGGGGTATTCTACAGTTGGGTTTGAGTTAGCTGTCGGGGATGAATTACAGTTATATTGGGCGACTGACCAAGCGTATAATCCGGTTGGCCCTGTTGATGGTATTTATATGTTCCAAGATGATGCGTGGACTAATCCGCCAAATCCCTATGACCGTCCAGATATTCCGTCTGCCATAGGCGCTATTACATTTGTTTCAGCAAGTTAGAGGATAATATTATGAGTATAGAACAAGCAGCTCAGTTGGTAAGGTCTAAAGGACGGGGGGAAGATACCGTTCTTATTCATATGACACCCGGTGAAGTCAAGGGACTTCAAGCTATCGCTCTGGCGCATGGTGGGTCTCTGACGATTAACCCGGAAACAGGACTGCCGGAAGCCGGTTTTTTGAAGAAGTTACTGCCTGCGATTGCTGGTGCGGCTTTGACTGGGCTTACTGGTGGGGTTATTAATCCTCTCACAGCTTCTATGATTGTAGGCGGAGGGTCTACCGCGCTTGGAATGGCTAAAGGTAAAAGTTTCGGAGAATCACTTGGATCTGGATTGAAAGCGGGTTTGGGGGCTTATGGTGGGGGTACCCTTGGGGCATCTTTAGCAAACACAGGGGCTAGTGCCGTAATGGAGCAGACTAACAACATTGTGCCGCAAAGTGCTATTAAAGGAGTTGATGGTCTTAAGTATATGGGCCAAGGAGTAAAAGACCTTGCCACAGAAGGTGGTCTTGGTCGCTTTGGTTCTGAATTTATGAATCAGGCCGGGGGTAAACTTGGTGCTGCGGCAGCAGGCGCTGGAGTTCTTAGCGGCCTTGGCGCGTTTGACCAGCCCGAAACACAATTCCCCGGTCTGCCGCAGCAGCCTGTTTACGAAGGACCATATATGCCACAACCAAGAGAAGTTGCGTTTAGAGGGCAGTCTGGTGTCCCTATGTCTGATACGTCAGAGTTCATGTATTTCCGCCCTGTATCGTATTTACCAGAACAAATTCAAAAACTTACAGCGGCAGACGGTGGTGAAATAGGCATGAGGGACGGGGACTTCGTGCTAGACGCTCGTACAGTGTCCGAGATAGGCAACGGAAGCAGTAATGCGGGGAAAGAGGTTTTAGCCAGTATGGGTGGCATTCCTGTCGATGGTAGAGGGGATGGGGTCAGTGATTCCGTCCGTGCCAATATCGGTGGTGTCCAGCAGGCCCGGGTAGCCCGTGATGAGGTTATTATCCCCCGTGATCGTGTACAGGATATGGGTGGTCCCGGAAAACTTTATAGCCTCATGGACAGGGCGCGTGAGGCACGTAGGGTAGCAGACCGTGGTGAAGATACTGGTCTTGCTAGAGGTTTAATGGCAGTATAATGGAAGTTTCTATAGTCCCTACCCAGCACATTGACGAATGCTGGGACATGGCAAAAGACCATTTGAAAAAGGCTATAAAGTATACTTATGGTAAGTTTACGATAGACGATATTTATACGGCTATAAAAGATTATGATCACACGTTATGGATAGCGTTTGACGATAAGGGTGTAAAAGGCGCAGTAGTTACCAATTTCACTTCTTATCCAAGGAAAAAGTTCGTTAACATGGCATTTATAGGCGGTGTTGATGGGCACAACTGGAAAAAACCGATGCTTGAAATTTTACAGCGTTGGGCATACGACAACCATTGTGATGGTTTAGAAGCTGTCGGAAGGCCCGGATGGTCTAAAATATTCGAGGATTATGGCTATAAATTAGTTGGCTATGCGTTTGAGATACCCGCAGCCAGTTCAGGTATAGGAGATAGAAATGAGTAGTAGCTCAAAAGCCACACAACCAGCAGGTCAAACTATAACGCAGAGTGTGCTCCCTGCGTATTTCCAACCGTATGTAAAGGATATATTGAAGCGTGGGCAAGCAGCGTCATATCAACCATATACCCCCTACGGTGACCAACGCATAGCCGGGTTTACTCCGGGGCAGGTGCAGGCTCAAGAAGGGGTGTTAGGGTTACAAACCCCGGGGCAATTTGGCGCGGCTACACGGCTCGCTACTCAAGCGGGACGGGCTGGTATTGGCGCTGGTTCGTACTCTCCTGCTTCGTTTACCACTGGTTCATTCACCGATCCGGGGATGGCGTCGCAGTATATGTCGCCTTATATGCAGAATGTTTTAGATGTACAGAAGCGGGGAGCAATCACCGACGCGCAAAAAGCACAGTTAGGAGCTAATCTTGGTGCAGCGCGACAAGGTACC